GCGATCAATCCTCGCACCTTAGCGAGAAGCTGCGCGCTCATTCGGTAAGGGCTTGGCTGGAAATCGACTGCGTTACTGCCTGAAAGGGTGGCTGTACGCGCTTGCCAGATTTCAACAGATATCATAAGAGCTGCTTGCTGGACTGCTGTGTCTGTTGTCCAGTCTGTGTAATTTGTTGCTGTGACTTTACCAAAAGGGGCAATAGGATGCACTGGCTTTATGGCAGCGTGATTTGTGACCATCGTTATTGAGTAAGGTGTAACCGATGTTATAACTTTTGATCCGTTAAAGGAAGAGCCACATCCAGTTATTGTAACTGTTTGTCCAACATAATAAGTGTCTATCAGTTCTTGATCGAAGTAAAGCGTTCCCTTACCTACAATGCTGGAATGTGACACAGCATAATTACTGTTAGTCCATAACATAGGAAGTAGGACTGCATCTGCGGCATCTGCCACTTCTTGAAGGGTCGCGTCTGGATACAATGTGCCTACGCCTAATGTGCTGCGAAGCTCTGCAACTGTTGTAAGTGCCATGTGCGATCCTTTCTAAAGACTCTGGGGAGTAGAGGGCTACTACTCCCCAGAGCGACTTAGTGAGTTTGTTACGCCTTGTTGTTCTTAAACGCGCCTGCTCCGACCTTAGTAGCGATTGCTCCAAAGCCGTAGTAGCCGATTGTTACTGAACCGTTTGCAGTTGATTCTGCGCGTAGGCGGTATGTTGGTGACTCGTACCATGTGTATGCATCTGGGTTCACGATTAGGATAGTTCCATCGCCATCGCCAGCGTTTGTTGGATCTACATAGAGGTTAAGTCCTGCAACATTACCTGTTAGTGATGTTGGCGCTACTTGACCGCCAGCGTTCATTGGCTGTGATGCTGTGTAGATTGGACGGCCTGCATCGTTCAGAGACATGATGTTTGACCATTGTCCTGTTGATACGACCATGTTGCGAGCGAATGGGTTAGGTAGTCCTGCTGTTGCTGCATAAACAGAAGCTGAACCGCGAGCAACAATTCCAAGCAATTCTGATGCTGTTGGATATGTAACGGTTGTTGTTGCATCTGCTGTTGCACCTGAAATAAGTGCTGCATTAACTGCTGCGTTAGTTGCCTTTGCGTAAGCTGCTGCCATGTTGCGCACTAGCTCATCGAAGAATGCTGGAGATGTACGATCTAGCAATTCAACAGAGAATGTCTGTTGTCCAGCGTACTTCTGTACTGATACAGATAGGAAAGCAGCGTTCTGATCTGTGTCGCTGAACGCATCGCCTTCTGGCTCAATCGCAACAGTTGGTACTGCTGTGATCTTTGGAATCTCGAAAGTCATACCTGCATCTGGCAATACTCCGCGTGAGATTGCATCGATTGAAGGACGGATTGTTGTAGATAGTGGGTTGATGATTTCAGATAGCTGACGAGTTGGAACAAGTCCTGCGTTGTCTGTTGTGTCATCTGCTGCGCGTAGGTATTGACGAGCATTGTCATCACCTAGAGCTGCACGGATTGTGTTTTCTGCATACTTAGCTGCTGTGATTTCAATGCGTGGCTTTGTGTAGTATGCTGCTGAAACAGTTGGGCGAGCAGCTTCAACCGCTGGTGCTTCAACTGGTGTTGCTTCGACTGCTGGAGTGGTTTCTTCCACGGTGGCTGTCTCGCTTTCTGTTGGTTGGGTTTCTTCTTCTACAGCAGATTCTTCTGCTGCAATATCAGTGACTTGAGCCGACTTAAATGCGGGCTCGGTGACAAGGCTCGTTTCTACGAGCCTAGCTGAGGAGACATAAGTAATGCCATCTTTAATCTTTGACTTAAGAACTTCTGCGCCGATGCTAAGACCACTTTGTAGCCCTTCCTCGGCAAGAATTAAAGCTTCTGTACCGCGCTGTGAGCGACTAACAGAAAATACTGCATGAATTGCATCTTCTGATTCGCTAAAGGAAACCATACGACCCAAAGGCTTCTTAGTGTCATGCTGGCTTAACAACTTAATTGATTTAGGATCTGCGATTTCAATTGATCCTGATTGGAAAATTACTTTGCCCATATTTGTAGATCCTGCTTCAACATTAAGTGGCACAATCTTGCCTGATACTGTGCGACTTGCTGAATCTGCTGTTAGATCAGCTGAGAAGGTAATTACTTGGTTCATTCCATACCTTGACTTCCGTTAGGTGTTAGATCAGTCATTTCCATAGCCTGTTCTTGTGTGATGAGGTTCAGGCTAAGTAATTTTTCGATTACTGCTAGTTCTTGAAGTGGATCAGTACGCAAGAAGTTCTTATCAATATCAAACTTCACGACATTGCCACGGGCAGTAATATCATCCATAGACAAACGATCTTCAATCGCTGTAATGAATGGCTGTAAAGATAGTGTTAAGAATTGCTTACGCTCATCTTGCACATTGGCGTAAGTCATAGAGTTATTTTGATCTGCTGAAACATAGTAAGCAGGCACATTGCATAGACGGGCGATCTCTGTAGCAAGATTAAAGATTGCTTCTCCGTACATCATATCTTTTGGTGAGAATGACACTGGGTTATATTCCAGAGTCGATGTTAGGTATGCAGTTGAGCGATTGTTACGAGCAGTACGCCATGCAGCTAGTAATCCTGACACTTCTTTAGGATCTAGATCTGCACCTGTGTTTTTAATGTAACCAGTTGCCATTGGAGTTGCTGCTGCAATCGCTGCTGCCTTTTGCACATCGATGGCTGCACGAATTGTCGAAGCACCGGTGTTTAAGATGCCATCGCTGAGTGACTGGAATGTAACAAGAGATCCCAATCCGTCCATTGGTAATGTAATGCCATCGACTGCATAAGATCTAACAAAAGTATTTGTGCTATCGAGTGTAATTGTCACTCGATTGTTTGCGATCCACTCAAAGCGAGATGGACGACCATCTTCTTGATAAACCTCAACGACTTTCCAGAATGCTTGACCATACAAAAGTAATGAATCGACAGTCCATGCAATCGTGACAGATCGTGGCTGTGAATACGAAGGTTGCTCTAACCATGCAGGTGAGCCAAGTTCTTCGTTAGTAGATTTTCTGTAAAGCTCTAACGGGATTGCTCCGATTGTGCCAGCAAGTAAATTGCGGCATCGCATAAGAGCGGGAACTGACATTGCTTCTGTGCGACCAATGTAGGCAGTTTGAAACGGCATTGCATAAGGTGAATACTCGCCAAGAACTTGAGGCGCAGCTTGAGCCTGTACTAAAGGCTTAGATTCTAGACCGAACGCTTGCAGTATTTTACCCATAGACAGAAAGTGTAGCATTTGTCAAGCAATTAGACAATGTGCTAGGGCGTGTCTAAGTATAGATTTGAGGTTTAGCAACTGGGATCATTAACTTGCTTACGACCATTGCGAGTCCAATCGGCGCGCTGATATCGCCGCTGCTGCGCCTTTTTATGATACGCCATGCGGAGTCATTAGTTTTAGCGGCGGTGTTCTGAAATTGCTCTATGAGTTCTTTCTGCCCGTTGTGAACGACCCTGAGGTTAGTCAATCCTTCCAGCAAGTCCCCACAAGCTTTATAGAACTGCTGACCCGAAACGTCTTCTACAATTACGCCAGAATTGGAGAGCCTGTCGGCAATAGTTTGTGTGGCGTACTTGTCAAAACAGACTATGCGCGGCTTATATATGTCACACCAAGCCTTTATACTTGCTGCCATCTTTAGCTCATCGATAGCAACCTGAGAGCTGTAAGTCTCAAGAATTCCGATGCCAATCCGCCCATCTGGGAGAAGCTGTCCTGCGACCAATGATCCGTTCCGCCGTGACGGACTGACATCGAAACCGAATACAGTATAAGCCCCTACTGCCATTTCAAGAGTGCTATCCGAACTGTTTTCAAGTATCTCTGTGCTGAACGGGCAATTCAATGCGCTTATCCATTGGCACAAGGTCTCTGTGCGAGCAGCATCGGGAGTTGAAGATGCAATAGTTTCCTCAATCGCTTCTACGCTGATCAGGTAGCCCATCGACGGATTTGCAAGAGCCCAAGCGTTTCTATCCCAGATGTCGCAAAAGTCAGGTGCAGAATACTCATAGTAACCAAGGCTCTTAGGCGGGTAGTTTTTACAAGCTTCGTGTAGCGAATTCAGTTCAGTGGAATACGCATCACCTGCATTGGATGTAAAAAGTCTTTGGCTGTTCATTCTTGCAAGCGTTACGCTTTTGGCAGCATCCATTGCGGCTGAACTGACCTCGCGTAACTCATCGATCCAGAGGAAATCTGCCGTCCTGCCTCTAGCGCCGTCTGAGGTTGCCGCAGCTACTTCAAGCTGCGCCCCGTTAGCCAAGATGATGCGCTCATCTCCGTTAGTTCGACGAATACCCTTTTTAGGATCTCCATCTTTAAGCTGTGCCCTCATCCAGTCATTGCGCTCAATAATGTCTGCCATGATGTTGAAGGACTTCATTGCCATAGCTCTATTTGATGACATGATAAGAATGTCCTTCTCACCAAACATAAACAATCCTGCTAAACAACGCATACGCGCTAAATGACTTTTTCCAGACTGACGAGCTATTAACAGTAGGTTTGTCTTACGAATAAACATTTGATTCTTGTCCACAGTACACATGTCATTCAAGATTAGTTTTTGCCAGTCTAATAAAGGCTGTCCAATGCGCTCGGCAAGCTCGGCGATCTGTGTTCCTTTAGTTTCGCCCTTTAACCATGGGCTGTGAAGCCTTGGTTTGATTGCCCCTCGTAAGGCTTTGGACTTTTTGGGTTTAGTGGTCATTGATTAGTGACTGGTCGGGTCTTAAAAGGACTGTCCAGCATCAATTCGGACTGTGTCAGGGAGAGATCGGAAGA